ATATGTGGGTGTGTTAGCAGGGCCGGTATCATTCCACTTGGTTGCACAGTGTGATGAAGAAAGGTCTCCAGAGCAGCAACCCTAGCGCCCCTTCATATTAGGATTACAAAGAGAGTAAGAAACAATGAGTGACGAATGTTTTAGATGCAATAATAAGGACGTAATGTGGCCTACACTACATACCTGTAGGGATGATAGAAAGGAAGGTGAGGACGCTAGCCCTTTACTTTTAGGATTGTTATGGGTATGCCTCGTAGCTCTACTTGCTGTTATCGCATGGGCATTATCAGCAAATTAATTAATGGTTAGGGGGTAAGGGTAAATGAACAGATTAAAAAAAATAATAGCGGCTATATTCATAGGTGTAGGAATATCAACTGAATTAAATGATAAAGAGATTAGACAGGATGTAGTATCGAAATTATTATCTCCAAGGAATTTATTTTTATTATGGAAAGAAATAGGCAAGCCTAAACCTTTTATTCACTACTGGATGGAAGTTACCGGGCATGATACAAACTCAGCAGAGTTTAAAGAATTAATGGATTGGATAGTTAGTACTAAAGGGTAATAATTTTATTAATAAAGAAGAGGATATTAATTATGGCAACACAAGCGGTTAACATAATAGTTGATATGGCTACTAGTGAGACGCAAAAGCTATTTGAATCTTCTGATGACGGGGAGACTGTTACCTATGTCGGAGAACAACCTATTACCTGTGCCATTAAGTTTGATGGTCGCATCATGCATATCCGTGAAATACAACCGTTAGAACCAGCGCTCAAGGTATTTAACACACCACCTGAAAACAACAATAAGTCAGACTGGTATAATGTGATGACATCGCGTTATACTCACCCTGTCATATAAGTTACTGATAATAATGGCTAAATAGGTTAAACGAAAAGTAAAAGGTTAAGATATGAAAGTAACATTTAAGTTTAAAGATAAGAGTATCGACACAGAAATTCCAGAAGGGTATAAATATATTGCCTTTGACAAAGGTGGACAATTAATAGCTTATAAGGAGCTACCATTATGGAGTGAAGTAAATGTTCGGTATCAATTCGATAAACCACTCCCAGAATATGTAACGCCCGAATATTTTTTAGAACGACCTACCAACCAAGAAATTAAGGATAGCTTAAGGGAGCTTGATTATACTGCTGGGTTATCTATTGTGGATCTTAATAAAAATGGGTTTGGTAATGAATAGTTTGTTGAAAACGAAAGTAAAAGGTTCTTGGTTTTGGATAATCGCATTTAGCCATATATTTAAAGCTTTATGGAAAGGTAATACTTGGAGCAGAATACACCTCACTCTAAATAACGAGGATCAAGGTATTAGATATATCGTTGGAAGAAGGGATTGTGAAGGGTTTAAACTTCAAGACTACACCATAAGAGATGGTGAAGTTGTTAATAATAATGACTAAATTAAATGGGTTAAACAAAGAGCAACAAGCTTTATTTGACAAGCTCAAGTCTAAGCTACAGCAAAACGTTGCTCTAAAATCCTTGGAAGGCCACGCGGATATTGATGCTTATAGGCTTGGGGGTGGTAAAGCCAAGAAGATGGCTACTCAAAGTCAATGTGCTAAAGAGATCCTTGATATTCCTGAAGTGGTCGCTTTTATCAATAGTGTTCGTAATAATATAATCAAATCGTCGATCATGACTCGCAAGGAGGCGCTGGAGAGGCTTACTACTTTTGCGCGAGGCGATATGTCAAAACTGGTGAAGTTCCGCACAGTGGAAACAGAGGACGCTGAAGGTGATATTGTTAAGCAGGCAGTTTGGGATATCCTTGATAGTGAGAAGCAATCTAAAGATCAGTTGTCAACGATTAGTGAAGTAACTGCAAGTAAAGATGGTATCAAGATTAAGCAGCACGACCCGAAAGCGGCTATCAAGCAATTAGCTGATATGGAAGGTTGGAATTCTGCGCAAGAGTTTACCATTACTGACAACATCAGTATCGATAAGCTTCAGGAGGCTATCAAGAAGTTAGAAGAAAAAGGAATAAGTATCGATGCCCTTAAATAAAGAGGAATAGATAATGATGACATGGACAATTAATAATTTTGAGGGGCACTGGCCTGTTGGTACATCTGCTGTAGTTACTGCTGAAAGTGTACAAATGGCTGTGATATGGCTTGAGAAAGAACTGGATAGAATCGGTCTACCTCAAAAAATCAAGAATGAGGATTTAATCCCAATGGTTACTAGTTCACGTAATGTAAGAATTTTACAAGATGGTAATTATTAAAAATAGGATAGTGATATGGATAACGATTATTTTGTAATGCTAATTCATCCAAGTTGCGGATATGTTCCACTGATGGAAGATGATGAAAACATGGCTAAATTCGAAACAGAGGAAAAAGCTAAGGATGGTGCAGAAGGAACATGTCTCGGATCGTCATTTGGGTATGAGGTTTTCTGTATGGGTATGGGATGTTAATAATTAAAGTAGCTAAGTAAGATTATGTCTAAATCAAATAAAGAGATTATCGAAATAGCTGATCTCATGAATACCGTTGAGGTTGGGATCTCTAAAAATCAAATGTATTTCTACAAGCCTTATCCAAAACAAAAACAATTCCATGCTGATAGCCTTAAATACAATCAACGATGCATGGGGGCAGGCAACCAGTTAGGGAAGACATTAGCCGGGTCTATGGAAGCTGCTTATCATGCCACTGGCTTGTATCCTGATTGGTGGGAAGGCCAAAGATTCTCAAAAGCTAATGTTGGATGGGTCGGTGGTGTTTCTGGCGAAATAATACGAGATACCACACAAAAACTATTAGTCGGTCGAATGCAAGATGATGATCAGATGGGCACAGGATCTATACCTTACGATAAAATCAAGGGGTTTAAGCGAGCGATGGGCGTTCCCGGTTTGCTGGATCATGTGGTTGTTAAACATACAACAGGTAAGCACTCAATTATATTCTTTAAATCTTATGAAAAGGGACGGGAAAAGTTCCAAGGTGAAACTATTGATTGGTGGTGGCCCGATGAGGAACCACCTATTGATATTTATACAGAAGGTTTAACGCGAACTAATAATGGTCAACTAGGCCAATTCTCATGGATGACATTCACTCCGCTAAAAGGCATGACAGATATTGTTATGCAATTTTACCAAGATCCATCGCCGCAACAAAACTTAATTTTAATGACGATCGACGATGTTGATCATTATACAGAAGAAGAAAAGAAAATAATTATTGCCAGTTATCCTATCCATGAACGCGAAGCCAGATCAAAAGGTATCCCAGTATTAGGTGATGGTCGGGTGTATCCTGTATCAGAGGAATTTATAACATGCGATCCGTTTAAAATCCCTAAATACTGGCCTCTAATTAAAGGAATTGATTTTGGTATGGATCATCCATTCGCTGTAACTACATTGGCTTACGATCCTGATACTGATACAATCTATGTCATCCACGCTGAAAAGGCTAGGAATCTAGTACTGTCGGAACAAGCGTTAGTAATAAATAAATTTCACCGATGGATACCGGTTAGTTGGCCTCATGATGGGTTGAACAGAGATAAACAATCAGGCAAGAAGATCGCAGATATCTTCAGGGAAGATTATCAAGTCGATATGCTGGAACAACGATCGACTTTCGAGGATGGTTCAAACTCAGTAGAAGCCGGCTTGGCTGATATTTTGGATAGGATGAGAACAGGGAGATTTAAGGTTTTTTCCAACCTTACTGATTGGCTTGAGGAGTTTCGTTTATATCATAGAAAAGATGGTAAAATAGTGAAACTTAGAGAGGATTTAATGGATGCCACAAGAACCGCTAGGATGTCATTAAGATACGCAATATCAAAACAGGAGAATGAATACGAGCCTGTTGATACACACAAACCTGCTGGATATTGGTAATTATGGGTAAAGTCACAAGTATATTTAAAAACAAACCTAACATTGAACACACAACTAAATGCTGCTTTTGTAGTTATAAGTGGACTACTGTTGCGCCTGCTGGAATAATAGAGTTAGAGTGCCCCAAGTGCCAAGCAACGCATATTATAAAACCAAGTCTTCATCTAAATCGAAAAAGCAATTCTGTTCTAAGAATTTCTG